ACCAGTTTCGGCTAAAGAGGCTGCAAAGTCCCCTAAAGCGGCTGGAAGACGCAAATCCTTTTGCGCTCGGATGGGTGGAGTCAAAGGTCCAATGAAGGATGAAAAGGGTAGACCAACACGCAAAGCACTGGCTTTGAAGAAATGGGATTGTTAAACAATGGCAACTACAACATATTTACAAGCAGTTAATAGCGTACTTCGTCGCCTACGGGAGAATGAAGTATCGACTGTTAATGAGACAGCCTACAGCAAGATGATTGGCGAGTTAGTCAATGATGCTAAATCGTCTGTTGAAGCTGCTTATGGCTGGAATGCTCTGTCAGAGACTTTGACAGCAACCACCACTGTTGATATATTTAGTTATGTCTTAACTGGCTCTGGTGTGCGGTTTCGTGTCTTAAATGTCATTAATGACACCTCTGACACATTCTTACGATTAGCACCAGTGTCTTACATGACACAGCAATTCTTGCCTACAAGCCCACAAAAGGGCGCACCACAGTATTATAACTTTAATGGTCAAGATGCTAACGGAGACACCTTAGTTGATGTCTTTCCGATTCCTGACACAGCATATACCTTACGATTCAATGTTATATTGCCACAACCAACACTAACATCTGACAATACGATTATTAAAGTACCTGCTGATATTGTTATTCTAAATGCCTATGCAAGAGCAGTAGTTGAGCGTGGCGAAGATGGCGGTCTTGCTTCTTCTGAAGCCTATGCTTTAGCTCGTAACTTAATGGCTGATTACATATCGCTAGAGTCTAATCGTTATGTTGAAGACACTAATTGGGTTCCAAGTTGAGCAAACAGATTGTTACATCGTCAATTGCAGCACCGGGCTTTGCAGGACTAAATCTTCAGGATGCTCCTACTTCGCTAGAGGCAGGCTTTGCTCTTGAGGCAAACAATTGCATTATTGACAAGTTTGGTCGTATCGGCGCTAGAAAAGGATGGACTACATACCTTCCTACCAATGCTGATTTAAGTACTGCAGAGGTTAAAACAATTGCACAGATGCTGTCGCCAACGACAAATGATAATCAGTTATTTGCTGCTGGTAACAATAAGTTATTCTTGTCTACTGGTTCTGCATTAGCACAGAAATTAGTGCGTAATAGCGGTGATACGGCTAATGCAACTTACACCATTACCAATAGCCATTGGCAAGTAGCATCGCTACCAGATGTTCCCAACGCTAGAGCAAGAGCAATTATTACTCAGGCGGGACACAAAGCATTATACTTTAGCTATTCTGGAGTAACTAGTTCTTATGTGTTTAAGATACTAGCCGATGTTGCTACGATTCCAGTAACACCAATTGCACACACTAGCAGTACATTTACTCCTAATATATGTCTTGCAGCATATGGTCGTATTTGGGTTGCAGACATTGCTGGTGATAGACAAACAGTCTACTTCAGTGATTTAACTGACCCACTGAACTTTCAGACTGGAACAGCAGGTGCATTAAATATTAATGAAGTTGTTGGTGATGGAGACCCAATTGTTGGTTTAGCATCACACAATGGTTTCTTAATTATATTCTGTGAGAACCATATTGTTGTCTATAGTGCAGCACAAGACCCAGCTAGTTTAGCATTAGCAGATATTGTAAATGGTATTGGCTGCGTTGCACGAGACTCAATACAGAACACAGGCTCCGATGTTGTCTTCTTGTCTGCTACCGGAGTGCGTAGCTTTACAAGAACCATTCAAGAGAAATCCATGCCAATGCGGGATATTTCTAAGAATGTTCGGGATGAGTTATTAGAGTCACTGACAAGTACATCGGATTTAAAGACGATTAAGTCAGGCTATTCTAGCATTGAGGCAGCATACATATTATCGTTTGCTGAAGAAGATATTGTTTATTGTTTTGATATGAGAGGAGCATTGCCAGATGGGTCTGCTAGAGCAACAACTTGGACTACTATCACACCTACAGCGTTTTGCACAACTGCAAACCGAGAATTTCTTATCGGGAAAGCGGGATATATTGGGTTGTATAACGGATATAGCGATAATGGCAGTCCTTACCGCATGGTTTACTATTCCAGCTACTTTGACTTCCAGCAACCAACTGTCTCCAAAATCCTAAAGAAAGTAGAAATGCTTATCTTGGGCGCACAGAACCAAGATATTACAATGAAGTGGGATTTTGATTTTAAGAAGTCATATCAATCTTCTACCATTACTGTAGACCCAACAACGATTGCAGAGTATGGCATTGGAGAGTATAATATTGGTAACTACTCTGGTAGCATTATTATATTTAACTTAAACTTAAATGCTGGTGGCACAGGTAAAGTATTACAGTTCGGATTTGAAACAGATATTGATGATAATGCAGTCTCTATCCAAAAGGTAGATGTCTTTGTTAAAGGCGGGAAAACACTATGAGTAATTACACAAAAGCAACAGACTTTGCATCCAAAGATGCCCTAGCGTCTGGTAATCCATTAAAACTAGTTCGTGGAACAGAAATCAATACTGAGTTTGCAGCGATTCAAACTGCAGTCAACAGTAAAGCTGATTTAGCGTCTCCAACCTTTACGGGTACATTAACGGCTGCAACAGTAGCTGTTAGCGGTAATCAGACAATTGCAGGTACTTTAACTGTTACAGGCGCTTTAGAGGCTGCTTCAGTGGATGGCGGTACATTCTAATATGGCACAGATTATCGACAAACAGATGTCTGCTACGGAGATTATCCGTAAAGACCTAGAGCGTGGTGGCTTCACCAAACAAGAAGACAAGTTCTTTCAAGGTTTAGCTATCTTAATTCAGCAGAATAAAGCAGTAGTTGTTAGACACAACAACACTGTGTTTGTCGGTATTCGTAAAGAACCCGGCGTATTAGAAGTGCATATGTACACACTAGATACTCCTAATATGCTGCTAGGCGCAATGAAGGTCGGTATTGATGCTGTAAAGAAAGCTGGTATTAAAAAGCTAGTATCTGAAACAGATAACTATAAGTTAATAACAATGATGCAAAAGATGAACTTACCTGTAGATGTAAAGAAAAAAGGTAAATCCTTTGCATGGTCACTGGAGTTTAAATAATGGGTGGCGGAGGCGGATTTGTATCGGCAATAACAGACCCAATCTCTGATGTACTAGGTACTTCAGGTGGTGATGGTGGTCTATTAGGCGCTGTAGAAGATGTCGGTGGTTTTATCGGTGATGCTGGTAAAGTCATTGACGATGCAGTCATTCAACCAGTTATCGATGACCCTGTTAACACAGCCATCAAATTAGGGGCTTACTATGTTGGTGGTCCACTAGGAAGTGCAGTAGCTAGTGCTGGTATTTCTGCAGCACAAGGAAACGACATAGAAGACATTGCTAGAGATGCTGCAGTGTCTTATGTAGCAGGTCAGGTTGGTGGTGAAGTCGGTGGAGCAGTCGCAGGAGAGACAGGCTCACAGTTAGTTGGTAATTTAGCACAAGGTGGGACAAGTGGTGCAACCAGTGCATTATTATCAGGCAGAGACCCAGTAACAGGTTTAATCTCAGGTGTTACTGGTGCGGGTATTAGTTCAGGTGTCAATGCAGCCGTAGATGCAGGAGCAGGATTATTTAATCAAACAAATACAGGAAGTACAGGTATGGATGAACTATTTGGACCAACTTATCAAGAACTAGGGATTGGCAATATAAATGATTTTGTAACTGGTGGCGGAATGTTAAATCCGTTTACTGGTGAATTTAATCCAAATGTTGGCACCGGTGAAGACTTCAACATGGGTGGCAACCCTAACATTATCCCCGGCGAACTAGGCGATATTTTCCAAGACGCTCAAGGTAATATTATCTTGTCTTCAGGAGCAGACATCCAAGCTGCACAGTCTCTTGGCTTTGACAGCACTACATTGACTAATTATGCTAAACAGTTTGGTACACAAGCATTAAGAGCGTTGTTAGGTTCTAGAGGTGGCAGTGCTGGTGGCGCTGGAGCTGGCGGTACTGGTACACAAGGCGGTTTACTCGGTGCTGGTGCTAACTATTTCTTGTCTGACGCTGCTCGTCGAGCAATACAGTCTGCATCACAGCAATCTGCACAGCAACAATTAGAAGCAACTCGTAGAGCCGAAGCTGCTGCATCGTTTAGACCAGTTGGAGTTACTACTGCATTTGGTCAGTCTAACTTTGCGTTTGACCCAGTAACAGGACAGTTAACTTCTGCTGGATACACAGCCACTCCCGAAGTAGCCACACAGCGTCAGCGTTTGTTTACTTTAGGTTCTGAAGCATTACCAACAACTACTGATACCGCAGCATTACAACAACAATATCTTGAGCAACAGCGTGGATTATTAGCCCCAAGCCGTGAGCAACAATTAGCACAATTGCGTAATCGTCAATATCAGCGTGGCACTACTGGTCTTGCTACTGGTGGCACTGTTGCTGGTTATGCTCCCAACGCTGCTGGATTGATGGCGACAAACCCTGAGATGGCTGCATACTATAATGCTCTTGCAAGAGAGGATGCCACTCTAGCTGCTAATGCACCTACTTATGCTCAGAATCTATTGAATCAACGCATCGCTACTGGCACAA